ATGACCGAAGAACTCTACCTTGAAGAACTCCGTCTGGAAGAAGAGGCGAGGGGCCTGACGATTGAGCGGTTCCACCGGGAACACGCGAACGGCTCCCAAGATGACACCTTCAGTGAGACCTTCTTGGGCTCGTACCTGATCCGCCGCTACCTCAACCCGTACATCGCCGGGATTGCCGAGTGGATGAACGCCTCGCTGTCTGGCAAGGTCGGTCGCCGGTCGACCGCCTCCAAGCTGCTTGAGGACGTCCCGGCGTCCGTCGCTGCGTTCCTGATGCTCAAGGCGATCTTCAACAAGGTCGGTGTCTACAACAACCAGAAGGTGTGTACCCTGACGGGTCTCGCGCTGTCTGGTGCCGATCTGATCCACGACGAGATGCGCCTTCGCGCGTTCGACGACGAGTACAAGAAGTGGTCTCAGCGCATCCACGAGGACTTCAACAAGCGTGAGCTGCCCCGTGAGAAGCGCGAGGAGTACATGCGCAAGGTCTTCCTGAAGGCCGAGATGCCCTGGTCGACGTGGACCACAACCGACAAAGTCCATGTCGGTATGGCCCTGCTGTCGATCTTCAAGGAGGTCACGGGCGACCTGATCGTCTCCACTGTTGGCACCGGCAAGGCCAAGAGGGACATCGTGATCCCGTCAGAAGGCCTCCAGAAGGCCGTGGCTGACAACGCGGCTCACTGCGAGGCGCTGTTCACGAACTACTTCCCGATGGTCGTACCGCCCCGAGACTGGACAGCGGAGACGCTGGAGCTTGGTGGGTACCTCTCCCACCACGTCACCCCGTATCCCCTCGTGAAGGGCTCCAGACGGGCCTACAAGGCCCTCCTGAAGGGTCTCGTGAAGGAGGGCAAGCTCGACACCGTCCTGAACGCCGTGAACGCCCTGCAGCGCACCCGCTGGCAGATCAACGTGCCGGTCCTCGACGCCATCGAGTACGTCTACCTCAACAACATCCCCTGCGGGAAACTCCCCAGGGCGAACAACAAGAAGCCGGACCCTGCGCCGAAGCGCCTGGAGTTCCTTCCGGCAGACCACCCAGAGGTCAAGGCGTACCGCGCCTACTGCTTCAGCATCCATGAGCACAACCGTCGTGTCGTCGGCAAACGAGTCATGGCCGGTCGTGCGTTCCAGCTTGCAAGGAAGTTCAGCCAGTATGACGCCATCTACTTTCCTCATGATTTTGACAGCCGTGGAAGAGTCTATCCAAAGCCTACAGGACTCCACCCGCAGGGCCCGGACTACGTCAAAGGCCTACTTCAGTTTGCGGACGGTAAGCCTCTCGGCACCCATGGTCGCCGCTGGCTGGCAATCCACGGCGCTAACTGTTGGGGAGAAGACAAGCTTCCTCTTGAGGAACGCGCCGCTTGGGCTGAACGTCATACTGACCTCGCCCGAAGTGTGGCCGCAGATCCCCGCGCCGATCTTCGATGGACAGAAGCTGATAATCCATGTCAGTTCCTAGCGTGGTGCTTTGAGTGGGCCGCTATGTCCTACATGGCGAACCCCGAGGAGTACGTCAGCAAGCTCCACATCGACCTCGACGCGACGTGCTCTGGTCTCCAGCACTTCTCCGCGATGCTCCGCGACGAAGTCGGCGGTTTCCACGTCAACATGGTGCCGAACGACAAGCGTCAGGACGTCTATGGTGCGGTCGCAGCCGAGACCATCAAGCTCGTCGAAGCGGACCTCGACGGTGACAACGCGAGCCTCGCCCAGGCATGGCTCAAGTTTGGCATCAGCCGAGGGGTCACCAAGCGTCCGGTCATGGTGAAGCCATACAGTGGCACCCGGCAGTCCTGCGGCCAGTACGTCTCCGATGCGGTCGACGAGAAGCTGGAGGAGGGCCATGCCCTGCCGTGGCCGTCCGAGGATATGTGGACCTTCAAGATGTACGGGGCCGACAAGGTGTGGGCCGCGATCCCGAAGGTCGTGGTGGCCGCTGACGGGGCTATGAAGTGGCTCTGCACGGTCTCCCGTCTGGTCGGCAAGTCGCAGCCGAAGGAACGCCGCATCGAGTGGACGACGCCACTCGGCTTCCCGGTCCATCAGGCGAAGTTCAACGTGAAGTCCCGGCAGATCGAGACGTTCTTCGACGGACGTATCATCAAGCCGCGGATCAACGACGAGCTGGACGAGCTAGACAGCCGTCAGATGTCCTCGTCGGTGCCCCCGAGCTTCGTCCATTCGCTCGACGCTTGTCACCTCCAGATGACGATAGATCGGGCAGCAAGGGAGGGCATCACGGACTTCGCATGTGTCCACGACAGCTTCGGCGTCCACGCATGTGACGTCGAGCGCTTCTCCCGCATCATCCGCGAGTGCTTTGTCGAGATGTACGAGAACCACGACGTTTTGTCTGACTTCCTAGTGAGTGCGGAGCGGCTGATCTCCGAGGAGTACCAGAAGGACATTCCTCCTGTACCGCAGCTCGGCAAGCTGGACCTCCGGGGCATCCTGGAGAACCCGTTCTTTTTCTCTTAACCAATTCCCTTCGATAATGGAGAAATCCCATGACCGAATCAAAGTTCAAGGTAGGCGACGAGGTCTACTACGAGAGTGTGTACGCCGCTGGCTTCGGCACCGTGGTGGACGTGGTCGACGACCTGTACGAGGTCACCGTTGAGGCCGACGATGCCTACAAGGCGACCGGGGAGGTCTTAGGTGATCCAACCATGATCTTCCACGAGAGTGAACTGTGGCCGTCCACACCGGTTCTCGACGAGTTTGACCTCGCGGTTGAGGCCAAGGAGGAGCCCAAAAGGAATTTCCCCCTCATATTGCACATCACTTTCGCTCTCGCGATTGCTGCTGCCTTCGTTGTTTTCATTTTCCTTCGCTAACGGAGACGCTTCACATGCGTAACATCTGGATCGGGTCTGTGGTTCACTACCAACAGGCCCACGTACAGGGCATCGGCACCGTCGAGTCCGTCTATGGCTGCTTCGTTGAGGTGGCCGTCGAGGAGCGCCACTACGGCTACACCCTCGGCTATGAAGTGAATGGCAAGCCGACGATGCTCTTCATGCTGCACGAGGTTGAGCCGGTGTCTGACTACATAGACCCGTTCGGCTACTACCTCGACGAGGAAGAGTGGGTCTACGAGGCCGACGAGGGGAGGGGATGGAATTTCCCCCTCATATTGCTCGCCATCATGGCTCTCGCCGTCATCGGTATTCTTGTTTTGATTTTCCTTCGCTAACGGAGATTATTCGCTTATGAAGATCACTGCTGCACACGAGCGCATCCGCAACAACGCTGGCTACATCGAGGCCTCGGTCCACTACAGCAAGCGGAAGTTCGACAAGAAGTACGAGGTCGTTGCCCGTCTCAAGGACACGACCATGAACGAGCTGGAACTGAACATCGGCGGCGAGGTCGTGCTCGATGTTCAGAACAACCGGCAGGACGCACTGGCGTCGGTTCGCTTCTTCCGCCGACAGGACTGATGAAATGCTGAAACGCGCACGTTGCACCAACTGCGGCTCTGTCTTCTACACGGCAGACCGCGACACTGTCTGTGGCACCTGCTCGGGTGCCACGCCCAACTTCGACCAGGCTGAAAAGGACGAGAAGATCGTCCGCCGCGTCAACCGCCGCAAGAAGCTCAAGGAGCCACAGCAGGTTGACCCAAGGGCTCACGTCCCGACGCCCACCAAGGACACCGAGGACCAGTCGGAAGACTGACCTCACCTGTGTATTCCCCGTAACAATCCATGGCTAACGACAAGCAGAAGAAGAGGCTCTTCACCTTCGACGCCGCCAAGGGCGTCCACCTCGCTCTCAAGCGCCCTGACACCAAGTACAACGAGCACGGCACCTACAAGGCCAACATCCGTGTCCCGCTGGCAGAAGCCACGGCCTACATGGAGCAGCTTCAGGCGATTGCCGAGGAGCTGATCGGCAAGAAGATGCCGAAGAAGAAGAACACCTGTTGGTACTTCGAACTCGACAAGGAGACCGAGGAGGAGACGGGCTACGTCATCTTCAAGAACGAGGTCAAGAATCGCCTCAACAAGAAGACCGGCGAGGTTTGGGATCGCCGTCCGCTGTTGATCGACGCTGACCTGAAGCCGGTCGACGTCAACCCGTGGGGTGGCTCGACCATCGTCGTCCAGTCCGAGGTCTATGTGGGTAAGGACAAGGACGGCAAGAAGCTCCTGCAGCTACAGCCTATCGTCGTTCAAATCCTGGAGTTGATCCAGGGTGACGGCACCGGTTCTCGCGGCGACATGAGCGCATTCAAGAAGCACGAAGGCGGCTTCACTGGTGGCTCTAAGGCCGACGACGAAGACGAGGAGGATTACGACTCCGACACCGGTAGCTCGAACGACGACGAGGATGCCGACTACTGATGATCTGAACTTCCGTTCAGGTCTTGAACGAGACGTGGCTCGCCAGTTGGAACTGGCGGGTCGCGATTTCGGTTACGAGGCTGTGAAGATCGATTACCTCGTTCCCGAACGTCCTGCGAAGTACACCCCGGATTTCGTCATCCAGAAACGCAACGGTGAACCCATGTTCATCGAAAGCAAGGGGCTCTTCGACACAAAAGATCGACAAAAACACCTCTACATCCGCAAGCAGCACCCGCATTTGGACATTCGGTTCGTCTTCCAGAACGCCCGAAAGAAGATCGGCAAGACTTCAAACACCACCTACGCAAAGTGGTGTGAGTCCAAGGGTTTCAAGTACGCGGACAAGGGGAAAATCCCGAAGGAATGGTTAGAAGAATGAGGTTCTTCCGCCGTAAGCGCGACTTCGCGCAGATCACCTCTACTATCCGCAAGACCGTCGTTGAACTCCGCGAGCTGTCGGTTCGCTGCACTGACAAGGCCGACCAGCTCAACGCAGAGGCCGTACGTCTCCGCTACGAGGCCAACGCGGCAGAGAACGAGGCCCTTGAGGCCACCCTCGCAGCTGACAAGATCGAGGCGCTCATCAAGTAAATGTCTGAAGCCATTCGTACGCACCAGCCGTGCGACGACTGTGGCTCCAGCGATGCTCTCGCGATCTACTCCGATCACACCCATTGCTTCTCCTGTGGCAAAACCAGGCGGTTGAACGAGGAGGACCGCTCTCGTCACGTTGATGATGAGGGCGGCTCCCGTCCCGCCAGTGAACTTCTCCGGGGCTCCTACGGGGCTCTGGCGAAGCGCCGGATAACTGAGGAGACCTGTCGCTTCTGGTCGTACATCAAGGCCGACTTCCACGGACAGCATGTCCAAGTCGCGCAGTACCTCGACAACAACCGCAGGGTTGTGGCTCAGAAGGTCCGACTGCCTACCAAGGAGTTCACCTGGGTGGGCAAGCGCAAGCAGTTCAAGGGCCTCTACGGCCAGTGGTTGTGGCGCGACGGCGGCAAACAGGTGGTGATCACCGAGGGCGAGCTGGACGCTCTGTCTGTCTCACAGGCGCAGCAGAACAAGTACGCCGTGGTGTCCCTCGTGGACGGCGCGGGTTCAGCCGAGAAGGGCATCAAGGAAGCCCTGCCGTGGCTAGAGAAGTTCGAGCGGATCATCCTCTGGTTTGACAACGACGAGGAGGGCCGCAAGGCGGTCGACAAGGTCAAGAAGCTCCTGCCTCCCGGCAAGGCCTACATCACATGGGCTCCCGAGGGCTACAAGGACGCCTCCGACCTGATGCAAGCCGGGAAGTCCAGCCTGATCGTCGACTGTGTCTTCAGCGCCAAACAATGGGTGCCAGAAGCCCTGGTATCCGGCCAGAAGATCATCGAACGCCTCAAGGCTCGCCCGGTTGTCCCGGCCTATCCGTACCCGGAAATCCTCGGTGTCCTGAACCACATGACCGGCGGCGGTATCCGTCTCGGTGAACTCGACACATGGACGTCAGGCTCAGGCATGGGCAAGACGACCATCATCAAGATGCTCCAGTGGCACTACTTCCACACGACGGATTTCTGCCAAGCGCTGATCCATCTGGAGGAACCGCTGGAGGACACTGGTGACGACCTGATCGCCTACGAGGTCGGTCAGCGTTTCCAGATCGACAACCCCGAGTTCAAGAATACGCGGGAATACGAGGAAGCAGCTCTGCGGTTGTTCACCTCGGTTGACGCCAATGGCAATCCTCGGTTCCAGCTCTACGACGCTTTCGGTTCCGTCGAGGACGAAAGCCTCTACAGCACGATCCGGTACCTGGCGACCGCGTACGGCGTCAAAATCTTCTGGCTCGACCATCTGTCCATCCTCGTCTCTGACATGGACCAGGACGGTGACGAGCGTCGACGGATCGATGCTCTCATGAGCAACCTCAAGAAGCTCACCGTCGAGCTGAACATCTACATCGGCCTCATCAGCCACCTGAAGAAGCCGGTGGGTGCCTCCCAGGGCAGGACGTTCGAGACCGGCCTTGTGCCAACCCTCGACGATCTGCGCGGCTCTGGCGGCATCAAGCAGTTGTCCAACGGTGTCTTCGCGCTCTCGCGCAACCAGCAAGCGGAGAACCCGCTGGCGCGGAACACCAGCACCATCACGGTCCTCAAATGTCGAAAGACCGGACGCACCGGCACCGCCGACTACGTGCTGTTCGACGAGAAGACCGGACGGTTCGTAAAGGGCATGAAGCCCGACCTTTATCCAGATCACTCCGATAACGGGAACTCTTCGGCAAATGACGACTACTAACCAAACCCTCCGTGTCTACCGCCCTGACGTTGTCGCAGTCCTCAACGGCAACATCGACCGTCTCATGGAGGCGTTCCTTTGGGAACAGACACCGCAGGGGACCGACCACTGGTTGGAAATCTACTTCGGAGACAGGGAACTCAGCGAGGAGGACATCGCCTTCCTGAGCTTCCTCAAGGACAACATCCCCGAGGGCGTCACTGGATACTACTCGGTCTTCCTCGGTGACGAGGGTGGCCCGACAGACGACGAGTGAGACCTCTGAGGTTGCCAGCCGATGGTGACCTCAACTGTCTGAATGTCCCTTTGAGCGAGCAGAGCGCATCTGTCTCGAAGCTCTCGAAAACCCCGACCTCATCCCCGACTGCCGTGAGGCAACCCGCCTGGCTCAAGAGCTTGAGGGCGGTCGCAAACCCATTGGAAGGAACGCCATGACCCAGTGTGACAAGATTCTCGACCACATCAGGAAGAACGGATCGATCACGCAGCGCGAAGCTTTCATCGACTACGGCATCCAAAGCTTCCACCGACGTCTCTCCGATCTGCGCCAGGCCGGTTACCGGCTGATTGGCCGTCGTCGCAAGCACCCGACCACGGGTCAGGAGTACACCCGCTACTATCTGCTGGAGGCCGCACGATGAAAGACCTATACCGCTCGGCCCTGAAGAAGGCGATCAAGGACAAGGTCGCTTGGATCGTCATCGGCAAACTGGAGGAAACCCTCCGTCGCCGGGACAGCGAGATCGAGCAGCTCGCGGGTGCCCTTGAAGAGACCAAGCGTGAGAACCTCGCGCTTCGCACTGCATTGACGGTTGCCCTGTCGTAATGTGCGAGTTTGTCTTCGATATCGAAGGCAACGGGCTGCTCCCCACCATCACCAAGGTCCACTCCCTCGTTCTCCACGACAGGAAGACGGGGGAGAAGCACTCGCTCCACGGTGACAGCATCGTCCGGGGGCTGGAGATGATGATGAAGGCTGATCTTCTGGTCGGCCACAACGTCATCAACTTCGACCTCCCGGCGCTGCAGAAGGTCTACCCGTGGTTCACCTATGACGAATCCAAGGTGGTCGACACCCTGATCGTCTCACGAGTGATCTGGCCTAACGTCGCTGACACCGACCTGATCAAAATCAGGAAGAACAGAACGACGCTCCCCTACAGCCTCGTCGGTTCCCACAGCCTTGAAGCCTGGGGTCACCGCCTGGGTAACTGGAAGGGCGACTACGCGAAGGTGATGGAGGAACGTGGGTTAGACCCGTGGGCCTCTTGGAACCCTGAAATGCAGACCTACTGCGAGCAGGACGTCGAGGTCACTAATGGCCTGTACGATCTGATCGTAGGCAAGAACTACTCCACGCGCTGTCTCGAACTCGAACACGCTCTGGCGTTCATCATGGCTCGCATGGAGCGGCACGGCTTCGGCTTCGACACGGAAGCCGCCGAGAAGCTCTACGTCGAACTCGCGATGAAGCGAGCCGATCTGGAGGACAAGCTCCGGTCGATCTTCAACCCTTGGTACGTGAGGGACGGGGACGAGTTCACCCCCAAGCGCCCGAATGCCAAGCTCGGCTACTGGGGTCACTACAGAGACCCGTCCGACAAGTCGACATTCGTTGGCTACCCGGCTCAGAAGATCAAGCTCATGGTCTTCAACCCGAACTCCAACGACCAGATCGAAGACCGTCTGCGGACGATCTACGGCTGGAAACCGAGGGAGTTCACCCCGACCGGCAAGGCCAAGATCACCGACGAAATCCTCGCGGAGCTGCCGTACCCGGAGGCCAAGGAAATCTCCGAGTACCTGATGATCCAGAAGCGGATCGGTCAGCTTGCCGAGGGAGACAAGGCCTGGCTCAAGTTCGTCACACCGGAAGGCCGCATCCATGGCCGTGTGGTGACCAACGGAGCCGTCACCGGTCGAGCCACCCACAGCAACCCCAACATCGCCCAGGTGCCGTCCTGTGACGCTCCCTATGGGCACGAATGCCGACGCCTGTTTATGGCCCGGAAGGGCTACTACCAGCTTGGCTGTGACGTCTCCGGTCTGGAGCTTCGCATGTTGGGACACTTCATCGCTCGCTACGATGGAGGTGCCTACGCTCGTGAGGTCATCGACGGTGACATCCACACGGTGAACCAGGAGGCTGCTGGTCTCGCGACACGAGCACTCGCCAAGCGGTTCATCTACGCCTTCCTGTACGGGGCCGGTGACGAACTCATCGGTGCTCTCGTCGGTGGTGGCCGGAAGGAAGGCAAGGCGATCAAGCGGCGATTCTTCAAGAAGATTCCCGCGCTCAAGAAGCTGATCGACAACGTGAAGGAGAAGGCCTCGACGGGCTCCATCAGGGGTCTCGACGGTCGTGTCCTGCATGTCCGGTCGGAGCACTCGGCGCTGAACCTCCTGCTGCAGTCCGGCGGTGCCATCGTCTGCAAGCAGTGGATCGTCGAGTTCGACAAGCTCCTGCGCGAGGAGGGGCTGCACAACCAGGTCCACCTCATGGCTTGGGTCCATGACGAACTCCAGATGGAGATCCCCGAGGAACTGGTTGAGACCGACGAAGACGGCAAGCTCGTCTCCAAGGTCGGTGAACTCTGCATCAAAGCAATCGAACGAGCCGGTGAGGTGTTGGGCATCCGTGTCCCGCTGACCGGCGAGTACAAAATCGGAAGGACTTGGGAAGATTGTCACTGATTACTTCGTACTACGCCATCACCCCGCAAGGTAAGTTCTTGATTTGCAACGGTAATAGTCCTGAATATGTCCTGCAGCATGTTCTCGACAACTACTTCCTCCGCAAGACAACCATCGCGATCACCGAGGAGACCACCGAGGTAGTCTTTGAGAGGTCTCGCGGTGACTTCGATCTAGACTCCGACGACGACCAATGACGCTTCTCATCGATGGCGACATGATCGCCTACCGTTCCACGGTGGCCGTCGAGAAGGACACGCGCTTTCTCGACCGCTACCACATCCTGTTCTCGTCCTTCGACGACGGCTGGCACGTCATGCTGGAAACGCTTGGCGAGCTGACGGACCTGGCCGAGACAGACGACGTCCTGTTCTGCTTCTCGGACCCCACCGGAACCTTCCGGCATAAACTCGCCCGAGACTACAAGGGACACCGCAGGACGACCCGCAAGCCTCTCGCGTACTGGGACGTGGTGGAGGGGATCAAGAAACGATACCCCTACCGCATCCTCCCGAACCTGGAGGCCGACGACACCCTTGGCATCCTGATGACCAATGGGGAGTTCGACGATCCCATCCTCTGGTCTCTCGACAAAGACCTCAAGCAAATCCCCGGTCGACACCTTCGTGATGACGAGGTGGTCGAGGTGACCCCGGAGGAGGGCGATCTGTTCCACCTCTACCAGACGCTCGCAGGAGACACTGCGGACGGCTACCCCGGATGTCCCGGCATTGGCGAGACCATTGCCTGGCGTGTCCTTGAGAACCGCATGAAGCTCGTCCCGTACGAGCATGTGCTCAAGGCCGGGAAGAACAAAGGCAAGACCGAGATTCGCTACGAAGAAGTCCCGACAGATGATCTGTGGGAGGTCGTAGTAAGCCATTTCGAGAAGGCCGGATTGACTGAAGAAGACGCGCTCGAACAGGCGCGGATTGCTCGCATTCTACAAGCAAATTCCTACGATAACGGAGAAATTACGCTATGGACACCAAGCCGCTGAACGGAGAACAGGCACTCATCGAGTTCATTGAGAAGTTCGAGGCGTCCCGCGATCCGGCCCTCTGGGCAAAGCTGATCCGCGAGGAGCTGGAAGAAGTCGAGGAGGCGTTCGCGGACTTCATCAAGGAGTTGGTCGACCTCGGCTACGTGATGATGGGCTTCCACGCCGTCACGAAGACGGACAAGGACGTCGAGGACAATATCGACGAGGAAATGATGGCGAAGGTCGAGCGCTTTTCCGACCTGCTACCGTTCATCAACATGATCTTCTCCGGCGTCGGCCAGCGAGCCTTCAAGGCGGTCCACGAGAGCAACATGAGCAAGCTCGGGGACGACGGCAAGCCGATCCGTCGCGAAGACGGCAAAATCCTCAAGGGTCCGAACTACAAGGCCCCTGACATCCGTAGCCTCATCTGGAACTAATGCAGACCTGTACCTACTGCGGCGCACTCACTGCGTTTCCGTGTGACACCGTACATGAAGCCGACTGCTGCTCCCTCGCGAGAAATCGCGGGGAGGAGCCCAAGGAAGAGCCGAAGTCCGCGCTCAAGAGCCAGGTTGGCGGTGACCACTACAAGAAGCTGAAAATCCAGCCGATGGAGTACTCCATGGCGAACGGCCTCGATGCCTGTCAGCACACCGCCATCAAGTACATCACGCGGTTCCGCGACAAGGGAACGCCTCTCCAAGACCTTGAGAAGGCGATCCACGCGATTGAACTGCTGATTGAGTTCGAAGGTCTCAGAAAGAATGAAGGTTGAATACGTCGACCACATGGGGTCCGACCTCAGTGTGGTTAACGCGGCTCGCGTGTCTTTCGACAAGGTGAGCGAACTCGAATACGAGTACTGCGGCGGCTGCGGCCAGGATGATCCTGGGAAGCGCTGCATCGGTTGCTTCCATGATTTCGGGCAGGGGAAGCTCAAGGATGACGACGCCCGTCTCATCCATTACCTCGCGCGTCACAACCACTGGACCCCGTTCGCTCACACGGCGATCACCTTGCGGATGCAAGCCCCGGTGCCCATCCGCACCCAGTGCTTCAAGCACAAGTTTGGCTTCGTCGAGAACGAGGAGAGCCGTCGGTACATCAGCACCAGGCCGGTTCTATTCGTCCCGAAGGAGTTCCGCAGCAAGCCCGACGGGTCCATCAAGCAGGGCTCGGGGGAGACCCACCCGATGAGCGAACCGTGGAAGCTCCTATACCGCGACAAGTGCCAGGCCATGATCGACCTCTACGAGGACATGATCGCGGCTGGTGTCTGCCCTGAACAGGCCCGGTTCATCCTGCCGCAAGGCGTGGAGGTCCAGTGGGTATGGACGGGGTCTCTCGCGGCCTACGCGCGGTTCTACCGGCAGCGCACCGACAGCCATGCTCAGGTTGAGGTGCAGCAGCTCGCCGGGATGGTCGGGGATGTGCTCACGAAGCTCTTCCCGGTCTCCTGGGTAGCCCTCACGGCATGACCGAAGAGCAAATCTGGCGCTGGCAGGGCGAGATGTTCGTCCTCGCCAGCTATCTCTACTACGTGGAGGACTACTCGATCTGGTCTGACGAGATGTTCGACCAGCACTGCGCGTTCCTCATGCGGAACTACGACAGGCTCCCCCAAGACCTCCAGCAACGAATCACCCGCGACCACCTCAAGGCTGGCACCGGCTTCGACCTCGTCTTCACCGAGGAGGACCGCGTGAAGGCCCACGAGTGGATCGCGTTCATTGAACAACAAGACAAGGAGCGCCTCGAATGGCTTTCACAATTCTCGGACGCAAAGGCTGCAGCTACTGCGTCAAAGCGGAAGAGACGCTGAAGAAGATGGGTGTCCTCTTCAACAAGTTCGACATCGTGGAACAGCCAGCTCTCACCGATTTCCTCATCTCCTGCGGTCTCCAGACCGTCCCTCAGATTTACGTCGGTAGCAAGCACATCGGTGGCTACGACGACCTCCTGAAGTTCCTCGAATCCTGGGATTGATGACTAAGCATACCCCCTCGTTCCGCGCCCAACTCCTCACGCGGCGCACCTACAACCGTCCCCTGGAGGACGGCTCGTTTGAGACGTGGGAGCAGACAGTCGACCGCGTCATCCGACACCAGAAGTGGCTGTGGGAACGCGCGAAGGGCACGGAGATCGACGAGCGCGAGACCCGCGAACTCACTCGTCTCCGGGAGCTGATGATGGACCGCAAGGTGTCCGTCTCCGGTCGCACCCTGTGGCTCGGTGGTACCGAAGTGGCGATGCGCCGGGAGGCCTCGCAGTTTAACTGCAGCTTCAGCTTCGCCGAAGATGTCTTTGATATTGTTGATATGTTCTGGCTGCTGTTGCAGGGATGCGGTGTCGGCTTCAAGCCGGTCCCAGGTATCCTCAACGGCTTCGCCAAGCCGGTCGAACTCCAGGTGATCCGCTCCACGAAAGTCCCTGGTGACCCCAAGGGCGTCGAGGTGAACCGGACGAAGCTCTACACGAAGGCCGGTCGTCGCTACTGGCGTCTCACCATTGGTGACTCTGCCGAGGCATGGGCGAAGGCCGTTGGTAAGCTCCTGGCCCTCAAGCATGTCGTTGACGTGGTCGTGCTCGACTTCTCCGAGGTCCGAGCAGCCGGTGAACGCCTCAAGGGCTACGGCTGGATTTCCTCGGGTGACGAGTCGATTTCCAAGGCGTTCGTCGCCATCGCCGGTATCCTGAATCGTCGGGCCGGGAAGCTACTGACCGCCATCGACATCCTCGACGTGATGAACTGGCTGGGCACGACGCTGTCCTCGCGCCGCTCTGCCGAAATCTGTGTCCTCGACTACGAAGACCCGGAAGCCTGGCAGTTCATCGGTGCCAAGAAGGACCACTGGCTGACGGGCAACCCGCAGCGGTCACAGTCGAACAACTCGCTCCTCTTCTGGACGAAGCCGACGAAGATGGAGCTTCATGGCGTATTCGCTCGCATGATCGACGCTGGTGGCTCCGAGCCTGGCTTCATCAACGCTCAGGCGGCTCGCAAGAGGGCTCCGTGGTTCAAAGGCTGCAACCCGTGTGCGGAAATCCTGTTGGGAAACAAGAGCTTCTGTAACCTTGTTGAGGTGGATTGGACGAAGTTCATCAGCGACATTGAGGGCCTTCGTGAGGCAATCTACCTGGCCGCACGAGCCAACTACCGCCAGACCTGTGTCAACCTGAAGGACGGCATCCTGTCCGACAGTTGGCACGAACTGAACGAGTTCCTGCGTCTCTGCGGTGTCGGCGCGACCGGCATCGTCGGGTTCCTCGACAGTCTCCACTACAATGACCATCCTCGTGTTCTCACGGCGCTCCGCATGGCCGCACGTCAGGGTGCATTCTCCATGGCCGACGAGCTTGGTCTCCCGCGTCCGAAGGCGGTCACCACGGTGAAGCCGTCCGGCACTCTCGGGAAGATCATGGACACGACCGAGGGCGTCCACAAGCCGCTCGGGAAGTACATCTTCAACAACGTCAACTTCTCCGTGAATGACCCGCTGGTGGACCGCTTGAAGGCCGCTGGCTACTACACGTTCCCGCACCCGACCGACCCGACCGGCGTCATCGTCCGTCTGCCGGTCAAGTATGAGAACGTGCAGTTCGACGTCGTGAATGGCGTCGAGGTCAACCTGGAAAGCGCCGTCGAGCAGCTTGAGCGCTACAAGCTCATGATGGACTACTACGTCGATCACAACTGCTCGGTGACGATCTCGTATGACCCGAGCGAAGTTCCGGCGATTGTCGACTGGCTCTACGAGAACTGGGACTCCTACGTTGGTGTCTCGTTCGTCTACCGTAACGATCCGACGAAGACCGCGGAAGACCTGGGTTACGCCTACCTTCCGCAGGAGGTGGTGACCAGGGAGACCTGGGAGGCATACGTCTCCAAGCTCCTGCCGGTCGATCTGGATGCTCCGATGTCGGACGAATTGCTCGACGAAGGCTGCGCTACCGGCGCTTGCCCCATCCGTTAAGCAGGGGGAGGTCTTCGGGCCTCCCATTTCCCCCTCATATAGAGCTGTGTGTGATGGCTGAAGATAATACACCAGTGTCTCTAGAGGTTCTCCCTCATGTGTCTCATGAGTTGGTGGAGTTCCTAAAAGAGAAATACCCCCTTGCCGGATTCATGAACGTCGAAAACGAACGTCAGCTCTGGCTCTACAAGGGTGCCGTCGAGGTCGTCCAGTTCCTCGAAGGTGTCCACAAGGCGCAGATTAACAGGTGATTCCCATGTGTTCAGGTGGTGGTGGTCAGCAGCAAGTGGCGACCCCGGCTCCGCCGCCGGAAGTGCTTACCCAACCAGCTCCGGTCGTAAAGCAGATCGACAAGACAATCGACTCTGCACCAGCCGGTGGTCAGACGAACGACCGCTCCAAGACTGGTAGTACTCCCACGGCAAACACCAATCCTCTCGCGATTGGCACCAAGAAGTACCGTAGCTCGAACGGTCTCAATACCACCGGTCTGACGATTGCTCAGGCACCGAGTGGCATCAAGGTGTAACCCCATAGGCTCAAGTGGCTCGTGTACCGCAGATCAATTCGCGGGACACGGAAACGACTGACGACGAGATCGCTGGCCTGTACGCTCGTCTAGAGCAAGACCGCCAGCCGTTCCTCGACCGCGCGAGAGAAAACTCTCGGTACACGATCCCGTCTCTCTTCCCACCGGAAGGGAGTGACGGTTCGACTCGTCTCTACACCCCGTTCCAGTCCATCGGCGCACACGGCGTGAACACGCTGACGTCGAAGCTGGTCATGACGCTCCTCCCGCCGAACTCCCCGATGTTCCGCCTGTCGGTCACCGACCAGGTTCTGGAGGAGCTTCAGGCGAAGGACATGCGAGCCGGTGTCGAGAAGAAGCTCAACGAGGTTGAACGCGCGGTCATGGATGAGATCGAAGGTCTGTCGATCCGTGCCGCTCTCACTGAGGCAATCAAGTACCTCATCGTTGGAGGTAATGTCCTCCTATACCTCCCCAAGAAGGGTGGTCTCAAAATCTTCCGTCTGGACCGGTACGTCGTCCAGCGTGACTACGAAGGGAACCTCCTTCGTGTCATCATCAAGGAAACCGTCGCTCGTTCCGTCCTGCCCAAGCGTGTCCTCGATCTGGTCGAGGTCAAGGGTGAGGTTGATCTTCCGTCTGACAACGAACGGAAGGTCTCGGATAAGCCTTACGACCTCTACACGGTCTTTGAGCGCAAGGACGACCGCATGGTCTCCTACCAGACCATCAAGGGTGTTCGCATCCCTGGCTCCGAGGGCTCTTGGAAGGCCGATCGATCCCCGGTGATGGCTCTCCGGTGGACCTACCTGTCGGACGAGGACTACGGTCGCTCGTACATCGACGAGTACTTCGGTGACCTGTCTGGTGCCGAGGCGCTGTCCAAGGCGATCCGCGAGGCCGCTGCGGCTGCTGCCAAGGTTGTCCCCATGGTCAACCCGACCGGTCTCACCCGCGCTGCCGACATTGCCCGTGCCCAGAACCTTGAGGTCATTTCTGGCCGCAAGGACGACGTGACGATGCTCACGCTGGACAAGCAGGGTGATCTGTCTGTCCCGCACACGCTGCTCAACGACATCATCCAGAGGCTCACCCATGCCTTCATGATGAATAAGTCGGTGCAGCGCCAGGGCGAGCGTGTGACTGCCGAGGAAATCCGTGCGCTTGTCTCGGATATCGACGACGTGCTCGGCGGTATCTTCTCGTTGCTCGCGCAAGACCTCCAGATGCCCCTCGTGGTTCGCATCATGGATCGCATGGAGCGCGAGAAGAAGATTCCGAAGCTGTCCTCCCTGAAGGGACCGGACGGTAAGCCGATTGCGTCTCCGAAGGTGGTCACGGGTGTCGAGGCCCTGGGGCGTGGTCATGACTACAACAAGTACATGACAGCCGCTCGGGACATCATCATCCCGTTCAAGCAGGAGCTGCAGGGCGAGATCAGCATCCGCGACTTTGCGGAGCGAGCGCTTGTCTCCCTGTCCATCGACACCGACGGTCTGTTCCTCAGCGAGGAGCAGAAGGCTCAGAACCAGCAGAACCTCGCTGCACAGCAGAACGCTGGTCTCCAACAGCAGATGCTCATGGAAGCCGTCAAGGGTGGCGTAGGCCCAGTCGCCAAGGTCGCCGCCGAAGGCATTTCCGCTCAGATCAACCAAGAAGACATGAATGGCTAAGAGGCCCAGTTTCAACTCGGCATTCGCCGCAGCGCGTAAGGCTGGCAAGAAGACCTTCGTCTGGAACGGTAATCGCTACAACACCAAGCTCGCCTCCCACAAGCCGACCCCCAAGAAGGCTCCCGCGCCAACCCCTCGTCCTCGCGATGAGACCCCGGCGACTGCTCCCAAGCCGTCCCCGCGACCGGCTCCTGGTGTCGGTATCGCAAAGCCTGGCTCCAAGCTCGCGACGATGGCCGAGGCCAGACGGCAGCGTCTTGCTGCCCAGAAGGCTCGCGCTGACCGCGTAGAGGCCGCTCGCAAGAACAACGCAGGGGCCGGGAAGGCGATCACTGCGATGCTCAACGGTATCAGCCGTGGTGTCATCCAGGAGACCCCCGCTAAGGGCCCCCTCCCGAAGAAGCGTCCGAAGGGCCGCTAATTCGCTCTGACAACCCCCTTGAGTGAACCCATGTCCAACACTGAAGCAGTCAACGTCTTTACCGGCGACGAAGCACAGGCCGGTCCGTCTATCGAAGAACAGTACAACGCCCTCGTAGCAGAAGGTGTCATCTCCGAGGAAAACCCAGTTGCTCAAGGGGGAGCAGATGGGACCGCGCAGGGTGGTGAAGGTGGGGACCGCCCTGCGTGGCTTCCCGAGAAGTTCAAGTCCCCGGAAGACCTGGCTAAGGCATACACCGAACTGGAGAAGCGTATGTCCTCGGGCCAGAAGGAGACCGAAACTCCTGCTCCCAAGGAAGCTCCTGCAGAAGACCCCATGTCGCCGGAGGAGCGAGCCGCAGCAGAGGCCGCGACGGCAAAGGCCGGTCTGAACCTCGGTGAGCTGTCTCAGAAGTGGTACGCCAATGGCCGTATCGACGACAGCGACTACGAGGCTCTTGAGAAGGCCGGTTACCCGCGTGACCTCGTGGACGTCTACATCGAGGGGCTCGCCGCTCGTAGCGCCAACGTGATCAACGAGGCGTACTCCCTCACCGGTGGCTCCGATGGCTACAACGATATGATCCAGTGGGCCATCGACAACCTCCCGGAGGCCGACCAGAAGGCGTTCGACGCGGAGATCAACTCGAACGACCGCAGCCGCGTCCTCCGTGCCATCAAGGCGCTTCACGCGGATTACTCGCGAGCTGTCGCGGAGGCCACGAAGGATGACTCCCGTGAGCCGGAAGCTCCCGTGACGGTCAAGGGTGCCTCTGTCGGTGGTTCTCGCTACGAGACCATGGACGACTACCTCGCGGACCTGAATGACCCGCGCTACGACACGAACGAGTCCTTCCGTCGTCAGGTGATGGCGAAGCTCGCTCGCTCGAACATCATGTAACACGAGGTCCATGGCGAGAGACTACGCCAAGGAATACCGGGCCTCTCGCCGTCCAGACCGTCGCCGGGACAACATCCTTCGCAAGAGGGCTCGGCGGCGCATGGAGAAGATTCACGGCAAGGCCGCTCTGAAGGGCAAGGAGGTCGACCACGTCAAGCCATTGAAGGCCGGTGGCTCGAACGCCTTGTCCAACCTCAAAATCTCCTCCGTCAAAGCCAATCGGAAGAAGCAACCGAAGCGGAAGTAGGAACAATGCCTCCCACGCCTCTCACTGAAGCGCACCCTGGGAGGCTACTTCCAATTTCCCCCTCATATAGAGACAAAATTCGTCTCACTGCCGTCCTGCTTCTTGACCGAATGACGGAAGCCTCGACTTGGGACGGCAGTTCAGTTTCGCCAGCCAAGAATAAATCGATGTAGTCCCGCCTCTCCCTAGAGGGCGACTCCTAACGATTTCGTTCTCACGGAACCTTCGCAAGTACTTTCTGGCCCCTTCGGGGATAACCACAGACGAACACGAGAGTTTCCAGACGGAATCTTCTGTCTGCCTCCACGGCAGCCATTTGATTTTTCTTGGTAACTCATGCCTCAGACTTCAACGGTCAACGCCGGTATTCCGGCAGGTCCGTCCCATTCGGACAACCTCTACCTGAAGGTGTTCTCTGGTGAGACCCTGAAGGTCTTCAATACCCGCTGCGTGATGAAGGGTCGCCATCGTGAGCGCACCATCCCGCACGGCAAGTCGGCTCAGTTCCCGGCTCTCGGCAAGATGGCAGCGGAGTACCACACTCCGGGTAACGTCATCCTCGGTCAGTCCACGAACCACGGTGAGAAGGTCATCCACATCGATGACATGCTCATCAGCTCGGGCTTCGTCTCGAACTTCGAAGAGGCGATGAACCACTACGAGGTTCGCTCGGAGCTGGCCTTCCAGATGGGTGACTCGCTCGCCCAGGCCTATGACCAGCACCTGTTCGCTATTGCGACCAAGGCGGCTGTCACGGGTGCTACCGGTGCAGTACCGGAGATGGGCGCGGCTACCGAGGACAAGATCGGTACGACCCCGACGATCCAGAACATCGTCGACGCCATCTACAGCGCTGCTGCACACTTCGACAGCACGAACATCCCGAACACGGATCGCACGATCTTCGTCACCCCGAAGCTCTACTGGGATCTCATTCAGGATGGCTCGTTCCTGGACCGTGACTTCGGTAACGGTGGCCCGAACCAGAACGACGGCGGTAAGCTCCGTGTCGCTGGTTTCGAGGTCGTCCCGACCAACAACCTCGCGCTCGACTTCGGTGTCGACACCATCGCTGGTGTCCGCGCGGGTTCGACGGTTCAGGACTACACCGTCGACGGCACCGCAACTGTCGCTCTCGTGATGCAGAAGCAGGCCCTCGGCACCGTCCGCCTGATGAACCTCTCGACCGAGAAGGATTATCAGGTGAACCGCCAGGGTACGCTCATGGTCTCGAAGATGGCAGTCGGCCACGGCGTCCTCCGTCCCGAGTGCATCCGACTGATCTCGGCTAAGGCGTAATTGCTTTCGCTCTCCTCCAGGGAGGCCTCTTAACAGGGGTCTCCCTTTTTTTCGTTTGGGGACACAATGGCAATCACTCAGATGACAGCTCTTGAGGCGGTCAACCTGATCCTCAAGAACATGGGCGAGGCTCCGGTCAACTCTCTGTCTGGTGCTCTCCCGCTTGAGGCCTCACAGGCCTACGACACGCTCCAAGAGATTTCCAAGGCGGTCCAGACTGAAGGCTGGTACTTCAACACCGAGTACCGGAACCTCACACCGGACCACACCAAGACGATCTACCTTCCGTCTAACGTCCTGTCTGTGAAGACAGTAGGGGCATCGAAGCCGGTCAAGGTGACCGCTCGGGGAAACCGTCTCTTCAACATTACCCCGTTCGCCAACACCTACGCCTTCGAAGGGCCCGTCAGTGTCCAGATGATCCTCGGCCTGGAGTTCGAGGAGCTTCCTGCTTCCGCCCGTACGTACATCGCCCTGCGAGCCGCCCGTGTCTCCCAGGTGCGCGACGTGGGCGACGAAATGAACCTCAACGAAGACACCAGCGACGAGAACCGCGCCCTCGCGATGCTTCACGCGGAGCAGCTTGCTGCAGAACCGCTGACGCTCCGTGAGGCGGAAATCGTGAACGACGTCACGTCGCGTCTTCCCATGAACAGCCTTCGTCTAATCTAACGATGACAGCAGTTTCCGGGGGTATCCCCAATGTGGTCGGTGGTATCTCGCAGCAGCCACCGGAGCTTCGAACTCTTAATTCCGCTGCGGACCTTCGGAACACCTGGTGCGATCCGGCGAACGGTCTCTCGACCCGCCCATGTGGTGAGTTCCGAGGGAAGGCCGGTCTTGCCCCGCTGGCCGAGGGCAACACGGTCGCAACCCACGACATCCAGAAACCGTCCGGTCAGTACCGCATCAGTGTCCACTCGGGTGGCATCGTCGTGACCAACCTGACGACCGGCATGATGGAGCCAGTGAACTTCGTCGGCATGGCCGGTTCATACATCGACACGAAGGATGCTGCATCCGACCTGGGCTTCTTCACGGTGGGCGACACGACCTTCATCTACAACCGCAAGGTTATCGTCCAGGCCACGCTCTATGACGAGAGTGGTGTCACCGGCATCGACAACGGTGGAGTCCTGCGCCGCAACCCGTTCCGCCACGGTACCCTGTGGGTCAAGCAGAGGGCTGGCTACAAGGCCAACTACGCGATGTACATCAACGGCATCCGCGTGGGCCTCGTGCAGACCGACGACAAGACGCCAGCGGAAATCGCGTCAGACCTCCGGTCTCAGGCGCAAACAGCCGGACACACCGTCAATGTTGCCTCGGAGACCGTCCTGTCGGTCCAGTTCGCGGACGAGCAGGGCTTCCTGACGTCTCACGACGACTACGGTAACCAGGCGATCTTCTCCTACAACGAGAAGGTCGACGAGTTCACCGATCTGCCGAACTTCGATGCCCATGGCCGTCTCGTGCTGATCCAGCAGTCTCGCTCCGACAAGGAAGACGACTACTGGGTTTGGTACGCTAACGGACAGTGGGAGGAGACCTACGGTTGGGACTCCCGCGAGATTCTCAATGCGGCCACCATGCCGCACGTCCTCGTGGACAACGGCGACGGCACCTGGACCTTCAAGCAGCATACCTGGAAGGGCCGCGAGGTAGGCGACCGGGACAGCAACCCGACGCCATCATTCGTGGGTCGGACGATCAACAGGATGTGGGCCTACAAGGGTCGCATGTGCATCCTGTCGGACGAGAACTTCATCGCGTCCCAGGTGGGTCATTTCGAGAACTTCTACCGCTCGACCTGTACCCAGTTGCTGGACGAAGACCCCATCGACATCGCCTCTCCGAACTCCCGTGGTGCCCTCCTGGGTCAGGCCATGGACTTCGACGGCCAGCTCTTGCTGTTCTCACAGTTCGAGCAATTCAGGCTTGAGAGTGACCGCGAGGGCATCCTGTCGCCCAACACGGTGTCGATCAAGCGCGTCAACTCGTACAACAACGCGGTTGGCGTGGAGCCGACCTACATCGGCCCGAACGTGATCTTCGTCGATGACTTCCGGGGGAGGGCGTATGCGTCCCTGCGGGAGTACCAGATCGACCGAACGTTTGGCCGCGAGATCGCTCCGTCGATCACCGAACACGTTCCCGAGTTGATCCCCTCGGGCGTCTACCGGATCATGTCGTCGTCCTCGGACAACATCCTGTTTCTCCTCTCGGAGGCCGACCGGAAGAAGCTCTGGTTCTACAACTTCTTCAACAACGAGGAAGGTAAGATTCTGTCGGCATGGCAGATTTGGGAGTTCCCGTTCGACATCTACGGTGGCGGCTTCGTCGACGACAAGCTCGTCCTTACCGTGGAGTACGACGGGGAGCTTCACATCCTGTCGTTCAACTTCCAGAACGGTGCAGACCAGCTCCTGTCTGAGGCGAGTGTCCTGCTGGACTACCGCGTCCCCTCCAGTCTCCTCGGTGTGACCTACTACGAGGGCAACACCTGGATCATCATGCCGTACTGGATTCAGTCGATGGAAGACCTGGAGAGGCACCTCGTGGTGATCTCCCCGAACAACCAGGGAAGCATCCATGGGTGCAAGACCTACAAGCCGGTCTACGCCTACGAAGACATGATCATGATCCCGAATGTCGACCTGACCGGCGAGGACTTCTATGTCGGCTGGACGTACGATTTCGAGTGGGAACTCAACCCGATCTACGTCCGTGACGCGAAGCTCGTCGCAATCCAAGACGGTCGACTGCAACTCCGCAGTGTCTCGTTCCTATACGCCAACTCGGGCCCGTTCGAGGTTCATGTGACCCCGTTCGGTCGAGACACCCACGTCAAGAAGCAGTCCGGCTTCATCGTCGGCTCTGTGACGGACAAGCTGGGTGAGTTCTCGTTCAACAGCGGCAAGTTCCGCGTGTTGGCTCCGGGTGAGGCGTCCAAGACGAAAATCCGCGTCAAGGCTTCGACGCCCTGGCGTGTCCGCTTCTCGTCTCTGGAATGGGACGGCGCATATCGACCAAAGAAGCGTCGAACGACCTGATGACCGACTACATGGTACGGAGGGCTCGTGAGGACGACCTTCCGACCATCGCGCTCAATCTGAGGGCGGCGGATCAGAAGGAGCTGCTGGCTTTCTATGGGAGACCCTATGGCCTGGGTGGTCTTAGGGACTCCCTGCAGCACTCCGAGGAAGCTCACGTAGCCGACACACCGGATGGACCCTTTGTCATTTGGGGCATCCGCCGAATTACCCCTCATACTGCACTAATTTGGGCTCTCGCGACGGTTCACATCGAAAAGTACCGTGTCCCGTTCATTCGCGAGTGTCGCAAACACCTGGCCGGGTGGTTCCAGACCTATCCCGACCTCCAGCACCTCATCAACTTCACCCACGGAAACAACACCCTGCATCACCGCTGGCTCAAGTGGTGTGGCGCAGAGCTTCTGCCGCCCGTTCCCTATGGAGCGACCGGCGAATTGTTCCGTCCTTTCGTCATTCGGAGAGACGCACTTGTGTGATCTCGGTCTAGTCATTGGTCTCGCCGCTGGTGCGGCAGAGGTCGCAGGGCAAGCAAGCGCTGCAAAGAAGAACAACCGCATGATTCAGGAACAGGCTCGTCTGCAACACGCTGCAAATGAGCGCGAGTTCCTTGTCGAGACGAATGCGGCCAACAAAGACGCCTATCAGGCTTTCCTTGAGGCGGCTCGCGGCAAGAGCGCCGTCAAAACCGCTGGCGGTGGAACGTATGGTGCCACCATGGCCGCTCGCGGGGCCGAACAGGGACGCCAGGGCGCTCTCTCAATCGCAAATGCCAAGGATCGCGCAGACGCGGCTAACGCGAACTACGCGCTTTCCGGCAAGAACATCCAGATCGGTGCTCAGAACCAGATCAACACCAACAGGGTCAACCCTCTGACGGCCATGACGCGGATCGCTACGGCTGGGCTTAGCAACTATGGAGCCTTCAAGTAATGGCAGCACCACAGCAATCGATGATTCCGACGTACAAGGAGACGTCGAACATCCCGAGTCCTCGCACTGTCTATGACTACCACGACGCGAGGAACGAACCTGGGGCCGCTCTGGCGCGTCTCTTGGGCGTCCTGCCGGATGCTGCCGCTGCTTACCAGGAAAAGCAGAAGGATACCGGCGAGGGACAGCTCGAAAGGGAGCAGAAGGCGGCTCTCGCGATGATGGGAGCCGAGGAAAGCCGCGTCCGCATCGCCAAGGGAAGCTCTTTCTTCGGCCTGATGAAGTCCGACGAGATGGATTTGGACTCGTATGAGGCCGAACGAGGTCGCCTGGACGCCGATCTGTTCGCTGGTGAGCTTCGGACGGCCTACGCACAGGCTGGTCTGCACGAAAATTCGGACCCACAAGCCCTCTCTCAGTTCTTCGAACAGCAGAAGGCCGCGGTTTTCGAGAAGCTGAACGGATCTAGCGACAGCTACTACCACGGCTACATTACCCGGATCGCTCCGATCTTCAAGGATATGGTCCAGGTCCATGCCGGTCACCTCGACAGCTTCATGCCGAGTCTCCACAAGCAAGCGCTGGAGAACCGCCTAGCCTCCAAGGTGGACATCGAACTGTCTGCCCTGAAGGATGGAGACGCCTGGACGAACCTCATGGTGCCGCTCATGGGCGGCGAGAGTGGTGGTAACTACAACGCCATCAACGGACGTGGGGGCGTCAAGCTCACCGAAATGACCATCGAACAGGTCATGGAGCACCAGAAGCAGTACTCTGGTCCCGGTGGCTACACTGGTGCGGCTGGTCTCTACCAGTTCATCCCGAGTACGCTGAAGGCTGTCGTCCGTGCATCCGGTCTTGACCCGAAGACCACGCGGTTCACCCCGGCTGTCCAGCACCAGCTCGCTCAGGTGTTGCTGGAGAAGGTCATGCCGAAGGGCCAGCGTCTGTCCGACTTCCTTGAAGGGCGAATCTCCGCCGAGGATTTCGCAGACAAGGTGCTGGCTGGTCAGTGGGCAGCGCTCAAGGGCAAGGACGGTAAAGGCAAGTACGACGGCATCCAGGGCAACCGCGCCAACACCGACTTCCGTCGTGTCGTCAATGCGCTCATCGCGTATCGAGACCAGGTAGCTGCCGGTGTCCGCGTAGCCTCCACCAAGGAAGAGAAGGGCACTCTCGCGCTCGACGCTGACGGCGGCGAGGAGGATGTCGCGACCTTCCTAGAGACGGCCCCGGAGAACTTCGGTGTCGACTCCGGTGAGGCTCGTCGGAGCTACGCCCAGGAACTCGTCCGTCGTGCCGAGTCTGACCCCCAGTTCGCTGACAGCGACCACATCGAAGACCTCATGGCGAACGCCAAGCTTCCCGAGGCACAGCGCGAGTACGTCCGCGACAACCTGAAGCGCATCCGCGTGGAGAACCAGCAGAAGGCCGCGCTGAAGGAAGAGCGGGATGCCGACGAGATCGTCCAGATTGCCAACTTGGCCCTGTCTGGTGACGAGGCAGAGCTGCAGAACCTCAAGGCCAAGAGCCCCGAGGTGTACCAGCTTGTCCTCACCCGCATGACCGGAGGGGACGAGAACGTCGACAATGAGGAGTTCATGGAGAAGGCCGACTTCAACAGCGCGTCCTTCCCGCGTGTGGCCCTCAAGGCGTACCTCGACGGTGAAATCGACCGGGAGACCTACCAGTCTGCCATGGCCGAGTTCAACACCAAGCGCTCGGCTCTGCCGGTCCTCAAGATGCCTGGCGTCCGTGAGACCGTGGATGTCCTCAAGCGGACACTCCCGACAGACCAGCTCAAGAAGACGTTCGACCAGCAGTTGGCGGTCGCGATCAGTGATCTGACCAAGTCCAACGGCGGTGAGCGACCGGCTCTCTTCGAAATCACCGACGCTGCACAGCGAATCCAGCAGCAGCTCGTCTCGGTCCATCAGCAGGACGTCCAGTCCCGCATGGCTCGACCTGAATACCAACTCTAAGGAGACAGATGACCAACTCCCCTTGGGTTCCGCAGGAAGACGGAACCTTTCAACCAAGCGCGGAGCTTCTGGAAGCCATCCGCGCAAACCCTGAAAAGTTCCCGAACGCTGTCGATGACATCGCCGCTCTCTCCGGTAAATCCCGCGAGGAGGTCCAGGCGATCATCCACAACCCAATGCGGAGCGGGTCGGGAAGTCTCGCCAGCTACGTCGCCCCGATGCTGGCAACCAGCTACCTCACCGACGCTGTCCGCGAGGGTGCCAAAGGTGTCTCCATCGGCCTGAAAAAGGTGGGTGAGGTCACCGGCATTGACACCCTCAAGGGCGCTGGTGAGTGGGTCGAGGAACAGGCGAACACCCTGTTTGACCCGGCCATGGACACCGAACGTGGCGTCGGTGAGAAGATCGCTGGTGTCGTCGGCCAGGCTACCCCTGCGGTGGCCGCTGGCGTGATGACCGGCGGTGCTGGCGGTATCCTCGCGGGTGCCGCCGTGACCTCGCTGACGTTCGAGGACGAGGACAACCTGATCCAGCTCGCTGACGAGTGGACGGGCGGTGCCATGCCGGATTTCCTCGTGATCAACGACGAGGACACCCCGGAGACCTCCCTGGTCAAGGGCTTCGCTGCCAACCTGATCACCGACGCGCTTCTGGCCGCTCCGGTGCTCGGCGTGAAGCTCTACCAGTACCTCAAGTCGGTCCCGACCGAGTTCGTCGACATGAACACCCTGAAGCAGTTGTCCGACGAGGTCGGCGTCCCGCTTCGGGAAGGACCGGCGAACACCGATGACCTCGCCAAGGCTCTCGACAACGTGGCCTCACAGGTGTCTCGCGAGACGAAGCATTCGCCTGAACAGGTAGCCAAGACGCAGAAGGCCCATGTCCGCGAGAAGGTTGCCGCAGAAGCCCTGCAGCAGCGCCTCGGGGTGCCGATCAAGGACGCTCCTCAGAACGTCCCGGCACCTCCGAAGGAAGACGTGGACAACTTCATCGGTGAGGTCTTGCGGCCTGTCCAGCACGTCCTCGACCTGTCGAAGCAGCGCAACCCGAGCCTCAAGTCGGCCATCGACAGTGCCGAGACCGGGGCGACCTCCAAGGCTTACCGGGAACACGCGGCGAAGTTCTACGAGGCTGTCCATGTGGGCAACATCGAGGACGCGCTGACGCTCCTGCGGTCGGCTGACCAGCTTCCTCGGGCGACCTCCCTCGGCCACACCTACGTGACCTCCCTGTTGCGACAGGGTCTCCTTCGTCTCGAAGCGAAGGCCGGTGAGGTGCTGGAGTACATCCGCGCCAATCCCCAGGTTCGCACCGACGCGGCCTGGAGGAACATCGCGGCTGGTGTCCTCAAGGACAAGACGAAGCTCGGTGAGGTCTACCGCGAGCTTGGTACGGCATCGTCTAGCGCGATGAACACCCGGAAGGGCGTCCTGTTCAAGGACCACACCCTGAAGGCTCTCAAGGAGGCCGAGAGGGACATTGCCGAGGAACTCTCGGAGATGGGCATCAACCTTACGACCACGAAGAACGAGTTCGTTCTGATCCGGTCTATGGAACTGGACGAGATGGGCATCGATCCTGTGGGCGTCCTTGATGACCTATACCGGCAGTTCGATGAGTTCGACAAAGCCCGTCAGGCCGTCCTGGCAAACCGTAAGGACAACGCTCTGTCTCGCCTGTCTCCCGAGGAGAAGGCCCTGATGGAGTCCTCGTGGCTCCGCGCGTTCCACGATCTGCACTCCAGTTCGCTCCTCGGTCAGCCTTCGACGGCTGGTCTGGAGGTTCTCTCGAACACCTTGAACAACGTCCTGCAGCCGATCACGCAACACATCCTCACGAGGGGCGACTTCCGTCGTGCCTTCAGGGAATACGCGGGTTACCGCTTGGCGTTCAATCGGTCCTGGCAGGTGTTCAAGGCGGCGTACGCCAGGGGCAAGGGCGTCCTCGACGACTTCGACATCACCGAGAACCCGATCTCCGGGTACACCGACTACGATACTCTGAAGGACCAGGGCAAATATCTCCGGTACCTCGGGCTTCGCATGTGGAAGTTCGCGGCTGACCTGTCGATTGCCTCCTCGGAAAGCTCCAAGGCAATGCGAGCGGTCGGCATCGCATACGCGGACGGCTACAACCTGGCCCTCAAGGCGGGTAACCCGAAGGGCAGGGCGAAGAAGCTGGCTCTCGAATACGCCAACAGCAAGTTCGACGAGAAGGGCGCTCTGGTCGATCCGTCCCTCAGGATCACCGTGCAGGACGATCTCTGGCAGGGCGTGATCGATACCCGGTATGCCCTCGGCAAGATGGCCCAACAGGTCGACAACTGGCGCAACTCCTCGAACCCCGCCGTGTCCATCGTGGCACGTATGGCGGTCCCGTTCTGGAGGACGCTGATCAACATCGGTAGCCATTCGATGCAGACGATCCAGCCGATCCCGGCTTCGGTGATCAAGGCGGCTGCTCGAACGAAGTACGGCGAGAAGTTCGTCAAGACGTTCAAGTTCGTGGACGATCTGACGGGTGCCAACGGCTACCATGCGCAGCAGCGAGCTATCGGTCGACAGCGTCTCGGCTACATGATGATGGGCTCGGCCTACATGGCGGCTGAAATGGGGCTGTTCGATATTACTGGCCCCGCCGGTCACAAGCGGTGGGACGCCAAGAAGGCTGCGTTTCAGGAGTACCCGCCGTCCTCGCTGATCATCGGTGGTAAGGCCATCGACCTCACCCGTCTGCTTCCGTTCTCTGCTCCGCTGATGCTCGTTGGTCTCATGCGAGACGCCAAGCGCGAGCATTACCTGGAGATGAAGGACGGCATGTACGTGAACGACACGTACCGCGCCTCCGACTGGCTGTCTGACTACGGCACCGGTCTCCTGCTTCTGTCGTTCAACCTCATGTCCGACGCAGCGTCCCTGCGAGGCATGGGCGACATGATCGACAACATCCTGACCATCGCAGAGAACCCCACGGAGAACACCGCGAAGACTCTGAACCAGGTACTCAAGGATTACGCGAAGCAGTGGACCCCCGGTCTCATCCGTGCTGCTGGCAAGAACCAGGGCGTCGTTACCGGCGACTGGACCCAGTATGAATCGGAGGAGTTCCTCGGGCAGCTCGCGGCGAACGCTGGCTTCAAATACAACGCCTACGCCAAGATCGACTTCCTCGGGAAGCCGGTCGATGACGACTACTGGCGCGGTATTGACCCGACGAACTCCAAGCCGGTGAGGACGGATGATCCGCTTCGGGCCGAGTACGTGATGCTCAACCGTGCGGGTGACCTGGGTATCTCCCTCGGGAAACCCTCGGAGGTCTTCGGGAAGGCCGACTGGAAGAACGCCGGTTACCACATCAGTTGGGTCGACGAACTCCTCGGCAAGAAGCATCCGTCCTTGTTCGACCTGGAGACCATCGACGGACAGAACGCATGGCAGAAGTACCAGCGTCTCGTCTACGAGTCGAAGGCCACCAAGGACATCAAGGTCAAGGTCGGCAGCGGCACCGGGGATCGCGTCCCGCTAGGCTCCGTCACGATCAGACAGGGCGAGAACTTCGAAGCAGCTCTCCGTCGCATCACAGCCTCGGATGGCTACCAGAAGCTCACCCCTGATGCTCGCGCGAAGGTCTGGAGGGAGCTGTTCAGCTTCTTCAAGAAGACCGCAAAGGAAGAGATCGCCAAGTCCGTGGTTGTCCCGGCTGGCACCTTCACTCGCGAAGACCGCTATGGTCCTCTCACGACGTCACCCGAGACGCTCGACGTGCTGTTCAAGCTCGGTAAGGAGAAGGCTGCGGAGGTTCAGACCACCCGTGGCAATCCGTTGGATGACGTCTTTTCGATCAGCTAAGTGATCAGGATTGTCTAACCCAGTTAGCATCGTGTTCCCCGGCCTCACCGGGGCCCAAACGGATTTCACCTTTCCGTTCCAGTACCTCGCGAAGGAGCATGTGAAGGCTACGGTAGACGGGGCTTCGGTCCCGTTTACCTGGATCAGCACATTCACGATCAAGATCGAACCGGCACCCGTTGGCGAGCTTCGCATCTATCGTGATACCCCTCGCGACTCTCTCATCAACGTCTACAGCGACGGCTCCATCCTGATCGACGATGACCTGAACGCCTCGTTCTGGCAGTCGCTTATGGTGGCCGATGAGGTGGCTGACGCTGCTCTGACGAAGGGCGAAGACGGCCACTGGGATGCTGTAGGCCTCCGCGTGACCAATCTCGGTACTCCCGTGAACCCCACGGACGCCGTCTCCCGGCAGTGGGCCGAGACCTCCATGACCTCGACCCTGGCTCAGGCGATCTCCGCTAAGAACTCTGCGGAGGCCGCGAGGGACGCTGCAATTGCGGCCAGGGACACGGCGATCAGCGCTGCCGGTACGTCCACGGCAAAGGCCGGGGAAGCTGCTGCCTCTGCCGCTGCCGCCGCTGCCGACAAGGCTACGGTAGCTAATGACAAGGCCATCGTGGCTGCGGATAAGGCAACGGTCGCGGCTGACAAAGCCACGGTCGCTTCGGACAAGGCCACGGTAGCAGCCGATAAGGCGACCGTCCTCGGCTACAAGAACGACGTCGCTGCCGATAAGGCCACGGTTGCCTCCGACAAGAACACGGCGATCAACGCGCGAGACGCTGCGGTTGCCGCCAAGGACGCTGCAGAAGCGGCTCGCGATATTGCTCTGGCTGCGGCTGGCTCGCTGACGTTCGCTCGCATCAACGCCAACGGCGAGATGGAGTTCGTCCTCAACGACGTCGTCGTCGCAAAGCTGACGCCTAGCGGCACGTTCCTCACGAAGGGCGACATCGGTATCAACCAGACGATCTAAGGAGGTCCAATGGCTATCAAGACTTCTGGACCGCTGATGCTCAGTGAAGTCCTGGCGGAGTACAAGGCGTCTCCGTCTGTACCTCGAATGCTCTCCTCGCTCTACCGTGGCGGTTCCATCGTTAGGAACAACTCGGCGGGGAACGTCGCGCAGAATATGTCTGCCGGTGTCCCCACGTCGGGCCCTATGATGGTCAGCCAATTCTACGGGCAGGAGGCCGCTTGGAAGCTTACCCTCGGCAACGGTACTGACACCTACATCTCCGGGCAGTTTGGTACCGACAACGCCGACGACTGGAAGAAGATCATCGAGGTGGTCTCTGGCGCTGTCATCGGTGGCACCACGCAGCACGGCTACGCACTCACCATCACGAACCTCACGAATGGTGAGCTGGAGTTGATCAACCGGGGTGAAATCCAGGGACGCGGTGGTAACCACACCTGGTATTCTGGTGGTCATGGCCTGGGTCTCGGTGTCACGATCCCGACCAAGGTCTACAACTACGGGGCGATCCGTGGTGGTGGCGGTCGAGGCGGTAACGGCGGTCAAGGTGGTCAAGGCTACTACGACACATCGAACCGCGAGCCTCCGTCTGGTGAATGGTACCAGAACAACGGCAGCGACAACTACTACTGGTACTACGACTCCAGCGCCAACTGCGACATCTACTGGGGCGGCCCGAACGTTGCGTGGGCCGGTAAGCTCTCGTCCGTCAGCCAGTCCACGGTCACGGTGGGTTTCATCACCTACTACCGTGGTAGCTTCCGAGAAGGCGCAGGTGTCGGCATATATTCCTCGCTGCACCGCGTGGTCACCACCCGAACTCCGGTTGCTGGTGGCACTGGTGGCCCTGGTGGTCTCGGTCGAGGCTACAACCAGCCACGAGGCGAGGGCTCTCCGGGTAGCGGTGGTGGCGGTCACGGCGCTGGTGGCGGTGGTCACGGTAACTGGGGCGGCGACTGGGGTCAGCAGGGCCTGACCGGTACTGCCGGTATCAACGGCACCTACACCAATGGCTCCCCCGGTCTTGCTGGTTCTCCTGCAGGTGTCGCACTCTCTCACTACCCGTCACTCACGACCTTCGTGGTGACCGGCACAATCAACGGATTGAAGCACGAATGGTGATGAACTCTAGCTGGAGCCTGAAGAGCTACAGCGTCAATCCCACGACCAACCTCGTTGCGACCGCAGAGTGGCGCATCGACTTCACTGACGACCAGTACCCCGGCATCATGATCCCCCACACTGGGATCACGCCGGTACCTGGCGATATTCCCGCAGACCAAGCGACTCCCGAGAGTGTTCTCGCGGCTGTCCAGGCGTTCATGGTTCCGCAACTCCCGACGATCCAAGCCTACGTGGGTGACCAGATCGCTTGGGAGTACCAGCGACAGAACGCGACCGAGACGGTCGATCTGCGGACGCCGGAAGAGAAGCGAGAGTTGATGCCTTCGCTGTCTCGCGCACAGATTCTGCTGACGCTGTTCACGGAAGAGAGGATCACCGAGGCCCAGATCGATGCGGCCATTGAGGCGATCCCCGACGAGACCCAGCGGGAAATCTCGCGCATCAACTGGAAGTCCCGCACGAACTACCAGCGGACCCATCCGATGATCTCTCAGATCGGTACCATCTTCGGTCTGACTGAGGAGCGCATCGACGAACTCTGGCTGCTGGCTAAGGACGTCTAATGGGAGGCCCTTCGGGGCTTCCCCTCCGATCACTCCAGCGTGGAGTATGGACAAGACCAAGTTTTTCAACGCGGTGAGGTCAACCGTCTTCGGCGGTCGTCTCACGCAGGGCCAGGTTGACGGCATCGAGTACATCCTCGCGGAGGCTCAGAAGCGAAACGTCAACAACGAGTACCTGGCGAACATACTCGCGACGACCACATGGGAGACGGCTCGCACGATGCAGCCGATCACCGAGAGGGGCAACGTCGCCTACTTCGACAAGTACGAGCCGAACACCAAGATCGGCAGGGCGCTCGGCAACACCCACAAGGGTGACGGCTATCGCTACCGAGGCCGAGGCTACGTCCAGATCACCGGACGAGCCAACTACGAGAAGGCCACGCGGTACTTCCGCGAGACCCTCAAGATCGACGCCGACTTCGTCAACGATCCCGACCTGGCTCTGAAGCCAGAATACGCAGTCATCATCCTCATCGTCGGAATGATCGAAGGCTGGTTCACCGGCAAGAAGCTCGGGGACTACCTCGATGGCATCGACGAGGATGACGCGGAAGATCGCAGGGAACACATCAACGCTCGTCGCGTCGTCAACGGCACGGACAAAGCCGCGGAAATCGCTGACATCGCAATGGCTTACGAAAGGGCCCTGCGAGACTCAGGGAGGCCGGAGAGCTTCCGTCCGGTCCCAACCCCCACGGAGAACGTTCCTGCCGATCCTGGGCGTTCTGTGTGGCTTTCTGGGGGTCTTTGGGCGGTCATCTGGCTCGCCTATCGGCTCCTCAAGCGCTTCGTGAGACGCTGACGTGTCTTTCCTTTTGAAACCCTTCACATGGCTCGCGGGTATCCTCACGGGTGGTACCCTCGACAAGCTGCTCGACACAATCGAGAAGCGAATGGACAACGAAGTCCTCAAGGAAGAGATCAAGGCCGAGGTCACCAAGGTCTACATCACCGCCAAGACGCAGCTCATGGCCGGTCGAACCTGGTGGTTCCAGCTCTTCTTCATTGTCCCGCTTGGTGTCCACTGGGCAGCGCTCAACTGGGTGTCCGCATTCCCGCAGTACGGCTGGACCGTTCACCCTCTCCCTGCGCCGTTTGATGAATGGGCGGGTGAAATCCTCCTCGCTGTGTTCGCTATCGACGGAGCCAAGAGCCTTATCGGTAGGTGGAAGCAGTGATGAACGAGACCACCCAAACGAACAGCATCATCGGTTTCGCGCTCACTTCTCCTGTGTGGGGATCAGTGCTGAACAACATCAATGAAATCCTGACGGTGATACTGACGACGCTCGGTATCGTCCTGACAGCCGTCAAGCTCACACAGGCCCTGACCAACAAGGACCAGAAGGGTGACTAAGACGGCATCCATGGACGTGATGGAGGCGCTCCACGCGAGTGTCGCCCAGGAGTTGATCGACCGGATCAAGTCTGGTGACGCGACCGCAGCGGACATCAGCAACGCCATCAAGTTCCTCAAAGACAACGGTATCGAGGTCCGTGTCGACAAGAACCCCCTGATGACCTCCCTGGCTCATCAGTTCCCGGTCTTCGACAACGAGGCAGACACCGTCCAGTAAGCCACAGATGGCTCACAGGCCGCTCTGGAGTGTTCCCGCGTGGGTAACACCGGAGCGGTCCTCGTGGGCGTCCTTGGGCTTCCCTGAGCGATTCTGAACCCCCTTTGTCTGAACTGAATCAACACCTTGCTGGCTCATCGTCGATGACGCCGGTCGACCCCTTGATGGCCGACTTTCGCAAGTTCGTCTGGCTGATCTGGAAGTACCTCGGGCTCCCTGAGCCGACCCCGGTCCAGTACGACATCGCGTACTTCCTGCAGCACGGGCCCGACAAGATTTGCATCGAGGCGTTCCGTGGCGTCGGTAAGAGCTTCATCACCTCGGCCTTCGTCCTGTGGTGCCTCTACTGCAACCCGCAGCTCAAGATCATGGTGGTGTCCGCCTCGAAGAACCGCGCGGACAACTTCGTGAAGTTCACGATGCAGCTCATCCACCTGGTACCGGAGCTGCACCATCTGAAGCCGAGGGAAGGGCAGCGAGCAAGCTCGGTCGAGTTCGACGTGGGCCCCGCTGTGGCCGACCAGAGCCCGTCGGTGTTCGCTAAGGGCATCGACAGCCAGCTCGCCGGTGGTCGCGCCAACATCATCGTGTCAGACGACGTTGAGGTCTGGAACAACTCTCAGACCGTCGCGGCTCGTGACCTCCTGATCGAGAAGACACGCGAGTACTCGGCTATCCTCAAGCCAATCGACGGCTTCAACACCGTCTCACGCATCATCTACCTCGGTACGCCTCAGACCGAGGACTCCATCTACAACAAGCTCCCCGAGACCTTCACGAAGCGGATTTGGCCTGCCCAAGTGCCCACCCAGGAGGAATACGCCGGTTACGGTGGTGACCTCGCACCGATGATCGAAAAGATGTACCGGGAGGGTAAGCACGGCCAGCCGACCGATCCTCGTCGCTTCAGCGAAGACGACCTCATCCAGCGTCGTGCGGAGTATGGTGCTGCTGGCTACCAGCTACAGTTCATGCTCAACACGAAGCTCTCGGACGAGGAGCGCTATCCGCTCAAGCTCAAGAACCTCGTGGTGATGCCGGTGCCACCAGAGAAGGCCCCCATGGAGGTCTACTGGTTGCCCAACCCGGATCGCGAGCTGAAGGATTTGCCGAACTACGGCATGGCCGGTGACAAGCTCTATCAGGCCGCTGGCATGTCCAGTGAGTTCGCCGCCTACCAGATGAAGGCCATGTCGATAGATCCCTCCGGTCGCGGTAAGGACGAGACAGGCTACGCGGTCGGCTACATGCTGGCGTCGAACATCTGGATTCCCGAGGCCGGTGGCCTGGAGGGTGGCTACGAGCCGCAAACCCTGGAGCGTCTGGCGAAGACCGCCAAGAAGCACAAGGTCCAGTCCATCGTGATCGAGAGCAACTTCGGTGACGGCATGTTCGCCAAGCTGCTCGAACCGGTGCTGCTCAAGGAAGGCGTCCAGGCCGAGATCGTGGAGACACGGTCGACCACCATGAAGGAGATGCGTATCCTCGACACGCTGGAGCCCGTCATTTCGGCCCATCGTCTCATCGTGGACCCCACGGTGTTCGAGAAGGACGACGAGACGATCCAGAAGTACGAGGCCATGATCCGCAGCCACAAGAGCCTCTTCCACCAGATGACCCACATCTGCCGACAGAAGGACGCCCTACGGCATGACGACCGTCTGGACGCCCTGGCGATGCTCGTGGGGCACTTCCTGGAGATGATGAACCAGGACGCTGCCAAGCTCGCAGCAGAGCAACACGCGGAATGGCTCAGGAAGGAGCTGGAGAGGTACCACGAGAGCCCCCTGAACCGGAACTTCCAGGGAAACGGGGGACACCATATGTGGGCCTCTCTTGTGTGAGACAACCACTACATATTGTATGGGTAATTTCCCCCTCATATAGAGGGGAGAGACAATACATACTGTAGTGTCACTCTAGTGTAACTCTAGTGTGACCCTAGTGTCGGTCAGGAGTGTGACTGAGGATGGACACTAGGGTCACCCTTAGCTTGGTCAGGAGTATGACCGACCATTGATCCCCCAGGTGTCCCCCAGGTGACACCCCCGTGTTCCCCTGTGTCCACATCGTGGTGGTAGTCCTCGTAGGAGGAAAGACCCGAGAGGCTCCCGTGAGAAACCCGTGAGGACACCCAGGTTGGTCACGAGTGTGACCCCCGCGACCTTGTTGGGAAAACTTCTGAATCGATATCCGCTTACCTGGTCCCCCCTGAATCCCCCCGTACCCCCCCTGAAAAGCCCGGAAAATCCCTATCCCGCACCATCGTTGGCACGAGCTGTGCCACCAACCATGACCTAACCTATTGATTTCATTGGTGTTCGCATGGGATTGCGCATCCTATTGCACCAGAGCCACGCCAGATAGGTCAGCATTACTGTCCTTTTTTCGATAGGTCAACAATACTGACCTAATTTTAGCTCCCACCTTTTTGCATGGCAGCTATGCACTACACGCATGTCACACCCTGGTCCTACTAAAGCACACGCGCGTACACCCGTGCTGATCCCGCCAGATATTCACGTTAACGAAAATAACTCGACTAACCCGCTTGACGATGGCGAACGGACTGATCTATGGTTTGACCATCGAAACACGAACCGAGGAGGTGACACACCGGACCAACCCGCTGAACCCCATAGCTTCCAAGCCATCGGCTTACTGGTAGCGCATACGTCTAATCGCTCCGGCAACCTGACGCGCTTACTGGTTTTCACGACAGGCACACGACGGAAGGGCAGGGGTGAAAAAGGGATTGACTCCGGTAACGAAGCGATCTAGGGTAGCGACACAAACGAAATCGCACCACCGAGGTGGGCGTCGGATGTACCGCTGGGGGTCTCCGGTTCTTTGACATGGTGAATACGTTGGACTGGCTAGAGGGCGCTGCGCGTCCCAGCCCGAGGGCAAGAGCCCCAGTCGCGATACCAACGGTTTAACTGGCTGATCTCCCTAGCGGGATCGAAGCTAGTGGGCTCGACAGGTGCGTCTGGATGTCTTCGGTAGACGGGATACTCACGGTCTTCAATGCCACTCCACTAGGCGATGCGATCCATGCCTAGCCGCACAAAGGGATCGCCCAACCCCCAAACCCCACGTCCATGCGGCGTGGCTCTTCCAAGCTCGTCAGGTGAGGTCTGACGGGCTCGGTAGGGTCACACTTTTTTCGAGGACGATAACCATGTTCCGTGGCAAGCTCATTCGCTCTGGTAACAACGCTAAGACCGTCAAGGGTGATGACGTCTACGAGACGGCCATCATGTATCTCGCACCAGCCACTCTGGCCGGTCGCAATGTCTGCGCAATGGCGGAAACTGCGGGTTGCATCCGGGGCTGTCTCAATACGGCTGGCCGTGGACGGTTCAACAACGTCCAACTCGCTCGTCTCAACAAGACCAAGCGCTACCTTGCCGACCGCGCTGCCTTCATGGCCGAGCTGGTGGCGGACCTAGAGCGCTTCGTGGTGTACTGCCAGAAGAAGGGCGTGAAGCCAGCAGTGCGCCTGAACGGCACCAGCGACATTCAGTGGGAAGTAGCTCACCCGGTCACCCGGATTGTCCGCAAGAGCCACCCGCATTTCACCTATATTGCCGAGCCGAAGCGCTTCGCCAACATCTTTGAGGCATTCCCGGAGGTGCAGTTCTACGACTACACGAAGATCTACAAGCGCGTGTACCGCCAGCTTCCGGCAAACTACGTGCTGGTTCTGTCTTACAGCGAAGCGAACGAAGCGTACGCGGAGAAGGTCGTCCAGGCTGCGCACGATACCGGCGCGAACGTCGCTGTTGTCTACCGCGACAAGGCTCTGCGCGACTCCCGCGCTGCCGCCGTGGCTGACACCATCGGCATCCGCGGTGGCACATGGTTGAACCGCCGTGTCATCGACGGTGACCAGACCGATCTTCGCTTCCTCGATCCTAAGGGCGTCATCGTCGGGCTCTACGCCAAGGGTGCCGCCAAGCAGGACGAGTCCGGCTTCGTTTTGGGCTAATCCCTTCGATAACGGAGCGTCTTCGATAGGCGCTCCACAACCGTTTCCTATACCGCGAGAGCACCACCATGAACCTGAACCTTGCTGGCTCCATTGGTCCTAATCACATGCCTAACTGCGGCGTCACTGCCGTAGCTGTCTGCGCTGGTGTCCCATTCGAGAAGGCGTGGGACGTCATCAAGAACCGTGTGAAGCGCGGCGGATCGTGGAAGGGGAGGACCACCCATTACGACCGCGTCGACGCGCTCAATGCGCTCGGTGTCCGTCACTCGGTCGAGTACGTGAAGCTCTCCCGGCGCGAGCGGGGTGACCGCTTGAAGGACTGGGTGCCTCACCTGAACACCGCGCTTGTCTACTTGGTGACCGTCACTGGTCACGCGATCACGGTCCACAATGGTCAGTACGTCGACCAGTACACCCGCGAGTTTGTCCCGCTGGAGGGCACCCGTCTGCTCAACAAGCGCGTGACGTCCGTCGTCCGCATCATCGGCGGGAGGGCGTGACCATGCTGCACGACATCCTGCAGGACATTCTCGCCGCTGCAGCCATCACTGCCTTTGTGACTGCCGTGCTCCTCGTCCTCTCGGCCACGGTGTGAGGCGCGGCCATGGTCCAGATCGACGAACAGTTTCACTCGCTTGAGGACGCGCGGCGCTTCGTGCGGCGCACCTACCGCAAATACCGACCAATCGAATACGGCACCAAGCTGCACATCCGCAGGGAAATTCAGGGCTTTTCAGTCATCGGATGGAGATTTTGAACATGGGCAAGCAGGAGAGCATCAACGTCTGCAACAACCTCATCGCGGAAATGGAGAAGAACCTGTCGCGTCTCCGCTCGATCCCGCAGGAGGGCTGGTTCGTGGGCTGGCCGCACTACAAGCTTGTCTGCGCTTGGGACGGCGAGGACGTCCATGTGACGGGCGCGGCATGGGGCACCATCTTCGCGACCGAGGAGGAGGCCGCTCGTCGCCAGCGTCTCACCATTAGGAACGGCAAGGGCGAGACCGCCGAGGTGATCCCGGTGGTCGACGTCCTCATGGGCACCATCAGCGACACCGAGGGATGCCTCAAGCAACTCCGCGAGCGTCTGGTCGAGCTGGAGGCCGAGGAGGAGGTCGCATGAAGGTCGACGTCTACTGGAACGTCCACCTCGGGTGCTACTCGATCCGACACAAGGGTGTGGTCATCGGCCACGCCCATAAGCTCCTGATCGAGAAGCCCAGGTACGTCGTCAACCAAGCTGGTCGGGCGAGGGTGCTCGCCACCAAGCGCAAGGAAGTACATGCCTTTGTCCGTGGCGATCTTCGCTGGTGGAAGGGCAGGGCGACCGAGCGAGGCGCGGCCATCGGTGCTGCGCCAGCGTGGAAGGCCGAAGCGGTCAAGCTGGATCGCAAGGCGTACTCCTACGGAAAACCCGTGAGCTACAACCCGTACAAAGCCGGGACGTTCTTATACCGGCCACAGTACGAACCACCCATCGCTGAACCGGCCCACAGTGGTCCCATGATCCTCATGCGGATCGGTATCAACCGAGGCCACAAGGGCAAGCCCCTCATGGTCGAGTTCGAGCCAGAGCTGTCTGAATATGCCTGAGATTTACACCGTACACCGTGCGGAGGAGCCCACGCGCAAGCCGTGGGTGCTCTCCAAGAAGCCCGACGAGGATCGGGTCGCTTTCCGCATCGCCACCTACGAGACGAAACGAGAAGCCGTGAAGACCGCCCGTCTGCTGGCTGGTCGCACTGGCAAAGTGAGGGTGTTCAACTGATGTCCTACCGCTACTACGAAATCCGCCCGTGCGTCGAACACGATGACCGCGTCACCAGCTTCCTCGGGGAGCCCCAGTGGTGCCAATCGCGAGGGACCGACGTCTGCACACCAGAGAGCGCCTACGAACAGGCGAAGGCCTACGCCGAGAGCGTCGGTAAGGGCGCGGATGACGTCTTCTGGACGCTCTACGGCATCGATGAGGAAGGCCTGGCCGAAGCCATCGGCGACTTCAAGACCTTCGAGGATGCCTACGGCGTCATGTGCAACATCCTCGGGCCCATGCGTGAGGCGCTGGACTACGCCGAGGACGACATGGAGCAGGACTGCATCAACACGCTAACCGACGTCCTGCTGCAGAGTACTATGGAGGATCGCATCTAATGAGCAGCAAGCCGAGGTATCAGTGATGTTCATCGTCGCTTGGACCGTCCTGCGGGGCGAGGGGAGCCCCGAGGATCGCTGGATTACCACCCACAATAGGAGGGAAGCCGAGGAAGAGGCGGAACGTCTCAAGCTCGATGCCGATGTCTACTGCTGGAGCATCGCCCAAATCGTGGACTCCTCCGAGCCGCAGCATGTGGAGGGCTGATGTGCTGCCTTCCACGAACGCCAACTTATCCACCTCCGCCGCCGGGGACTGAGAATGTCGACCGCACTGGCCGTGTACTGGGGCGTCTGTCTAGGCGTCCCACTGGTCCTCTTTGTCCTCCTATACCGAAGCCACAACAAACTGACTGAGGGATTGAACCATGTCCAAGAAGATCGCAGCAGCCGCAACCGCAGTCCTGATCGCTCTCGTGGTGCCGCTGGAGGCACAAGCGCGATACGTGAGCGTCCGACCATCGGTCATGTCGGTACCGCGAGTCGCACCGTCGATGCCCCGCGTGTCGACCCCAATGAAGGCACCGGCACCGACTCCTCGTACGACCACACCGGCGACTAAGCCAGCGACGACCTCGACCGCAGCCAGGACGAATCAGTTGAACACCCCTGCGCCGTCCACCAGTAGCTGGACGAGTTGGGCCCTGCCGCTGTTCCTCGGTTGGTGGGCTGGATCGGCTACTTCGGGTCACGCAGAGGAACATCCGGTAGTGGAGAAGGTCAACGAGGAAACAACCACTGATAGCGTGAACAACGCCAAATGACCGGTCTATCCGCCATAGTGCATAACAGCGTTGAGAGCTCTTGCTTACGTTAACGAAACTAAGTAGTAGGACTCCGTTGTGATGGGGGGCAGCGCTATGGCTGTTCGACCAAATTACTCGTGGGGGCATGTAACAATGCCCCCGCGCTCGTGTCCTTTGTGGCACCCAGTTCAAGCGTATTAGAGGCATAACAACAATGATCATCGTCTTCTATTCAGAAGAAGAAACTATTGTCGGTCGTGCTTGTGTAGAGACCGACGACACCTGGGTCGCTTGCGAACTCGGGCACAAAATCCAGCGGGAGCACTTCGCGAATGCAGTCGATTTCGACGTCTTGTGTGAGGAGCAGCCGGAACCCCCTACGGCATTGATCAACTCGGAACCGCGCGTCCCGACCTTGTTCTATCCGTTGTAGTTAGCAGCCCCGTTCTCCCTTCGTTCTCTTGACGTTAACGGAGAAATCGTAGAAATGGGGCTATTATTTAAACTAAGGATATTCCCATGATCGAAACTAACGTTAACGCACACGCTCTTTCCGTTCTCATAGAAGCTCTTCGTAAGTTCAATCAGTTCGATCCGAAGATGCAGGTGTCGACTGTCCTCACGTTCCTTGAGATCGCGAAGGCAGACATGAAGGGAGAGCCCTGCACAAACACCGATGTCGAGAAGCGTGTCGGCCTCCACTCCGGCACGGCCTCGCGGAACATCTACTACTGGGCAGACGGCCACAAGGAGATGAAGGGCGGCTACGACCTCGTCGACGTGACTGTCTCCCGTGAAGACCGGCGCAAGCGCCTCCTGTCTCTGAACCCGAAGGGTAGAGCATTAGCCAACCAGATCATTGAAGGAGTGAAAGGCATTGGCAAGACCAAGGGGTAACAAGTGGCAAGCGGACTTCTTCATCGACGGTAAGCGTCGTCGCTTGACATTCAACACCAAGGAGGAAGCAGAGAGATACGAGAGAGCAATTGCAGAAGGTTACCGACCGGAGCCTAACACCACCATCGGGACTTACTTTGTGGAGAACTTCGACCGCATCTGGAAGTCCTCTAAGGCTCCGAAGTACATCAAGTCGAACTTCAACGTGATCTTCCAGTACATCCCGAAGGATACACCGCTGGATTCGATCAACCGAGTTACCGTGGAGGACATGATCTACCGGATGGTAGTGGACGGTAAAGCGGGTGGTACGATCAACCGCAAGTTGTCCAATCTCAACGTCCTGCTGAAGGACGCCTTCACGCGCAAGGTTATCCCAGAGCTGCCCTGCGGGTGGGAGAAAGCAGACGAGGGTGAGGGCCGTGAGCGTGTCCTCACCTTAGAGGAAGAGCGAAAGTGCATCCTCTGGTTCGATCAGACGTGTCAGATCGCGTACAAGCATCTGTTCGTCTTCATGCTCTACACGGGTTGCCGCATCGGTGAAGCACTGACGCTTGACCGGAAGCATGTGAGCGACGGGTATGCGACCTTCGTCCGCACCAAGACGAAGAACAAGAAGACCCGCGTCATCCCGCTCCCTCCGAAAGCGAAGGAAGCTTGGGAGGCCATCTGCAGGATGTCGAACGCCCCCATGCCGTTTGGCGACAAGGTGACCTACCGGACCTTCATGGAGCGGTGGCACCAGCTCAAGGAACACCTGGGCGTCGAGGACGACAACGAGTTTGTCCCACACATGCTCAGGCACACTTGCGCTACCCGTCTGTGCGCTGCGGGAGTCCCGCTGATGCACATCGCTCAGTGGCTCGGCCACAGCTCGACGAAGGTGACCCACCGGTACATCACCCTCGTACCGAAGCACCTCGACGTAGCACTTCAGGCCCTCTCGTAG